AACATAACTATAGTCAGCACCTTCATTAACGTGGTTCGTGTCAACGGCAGCAGCAAGCTCTTGAACCTGCCATTCGTGAAATACACCCTTGGTGGTTTCTTTCGCACCATTTGAGTAGATGGGCGTTTCAGCCGGATCTATTCGAGAAATTACGGCGGAAAGATCTTCCTTCGCGCCGATCGCGGTAGCGGTAGTGTACGTAGCCATTTAGAATTTCCTATTTCTGCAAGAGATAATTGACGGCCGCGTCCATGGCGCTCTTGCCTTTCTGCGTGCCGATTTTAGCGAGAGCATCTTGCTTCCGCCGTTGGGATATCTGCCTGCCGCTCTTAGGTTGTCCGCTCTTGGTCATTCGTGGAGCCTTCGCCGTCTTCTTCTGCGCCGCCGGTTTCCCTGACATCAGTTCATCGTACAAGTACGCCTTCCTAATCATCGAAACCGCGCGAGCGTCGGAAACCTGGGACAACTCGGTCTCAGAATATCCTTGCCGCTGCGCATAGTTGACGACCGCCGCCTTTTCCTTGGCCGCGATCTTTTCATCCAACCACTCAGGAATAATCTCGTTCATCCGGTCGCGCTCGTGTGCGAGACGCTGCTGCGACTCCGCTTGTATTTGCGCGGCCTGTTCCTGCTGAACTCTCTGTTGCTCCACAGCGACCTGTTCGCGCGCGTCCTTTCGGTCGCGGGCAAGGTCTCTCTGAATCGAGAATTCGACCGGGTCAGCCTCCCTTAGGCTGTCCCAATATTCCTGTGTCGGCTCCTGCTGACTGAGCGCCTGTTCAAGCACGGTAAGCTGGTCGGCGTAGCGTTGCCGCTCGCCTAATACGGCCTCCAGGTTCGCTTCGGCGGCCTTACGCTGCTGGGCGACTTGCTGGGTCTTCCGCGTGTAGTCTGCGTTGCGCATGTACGAATTTTTGAGTTCGTCCAGCGTAACTTCAGCCTCATCGTCGCCCGCTTTGACGCGATAAAGCTGTTCTTCGACTACGGGTGCCTCTTCCTCGTCGTCTTCGTACTCGGATTCGTCGTCGCCGACTTCCTCGTACTCGACTTCCTCGGCCTCGGCCTCGACCTCTACCTCGACGGTTTCGGCTTCCGGTTCTTCAACAACCGGCGGCTCTTCGCTCACCTCTGGCCTGTCCTCTTCAGGAGCCTCAGTTTGCAAGAGTAGATCCACCGCAGACGCAGTGGATAGCAGTGAAGTCCCATCATCTTGGGGTGCTTCAGTCATAATGTTGATCCTGTTGGTGTGTGACTGCCTCGCGGCTTAGTCATCACGCAATGGGCGTGATTTAGTGGACAGGGCGCCCGTGGGCTGCCGCGTCAATTTCCTGTCCGGCCATATCGCCGGTCTGCATCGTGCCGACAATGTGGTCGTACACATCTTCAAGCACGTTGATCGCAACGTAGAGCCGCTCGCGCTCGCGCCGATCACCGACCGGCGTGTCAGCCCACTGCATCGCGTAGCGCGATCGGAGCTGGTCGAATGCTTCGGAAAACATCGGGTTTTTGACCAGTTCGGCCGCCTTGCTGCCGCGATCCATCTCCTCGCGGAGCTTGCCCTCGTTATCCATTAATTGCGCGGAATGTTGGTTGAGATGTTCGCGCCACTTGACGCCTCAATTCCGCGAAGCTGCGCTTCGTAGGCCATTTCCTGCTGCCGCATTTCGAATTTCATCTGCATTTCTTGCATCTGCATTTCGCGCTTCAGTTGGAGTTCGGCCATCATTTTTTCACGATCGAGAGCGATCTCGGCTTTGATTTTTTCTTTTTCGACCTGTAGTTTTTCTCGCTCGATTTCGATGAGCGGGTTCGGCTGTTCTTGGCCGGCCTGCATCTTCTGCTGGATCTTCTGCTGTAGTTCTGGCGGCAGATTGTCCGGGTCGAGGAAAAACTCATCGACAGATTTTAAACCAGAACTGTCGAGCATTTTTGCCAGCGTCGCGCGGTACTGCCCCATCGTGCAGAGCGGGTTATCGAGGCCCATCTGGGTCAAAACCTGCTCCTGCTTCGCAGCAACCTGGGCCAGCGCCGCCTGGCGCTTCTGCGCATCGCCGCGGCCAAGGCCGACGTTGATCGACACGTCGAATTCGGCGTCCCAGCTTTTCGGGTCCATCGGCACGAACTCGTTCCGCAGCCGTATCATCCGCGACTCCGGCTGATACTCCTGCACCAATTTCAGGATGCACTTCATCAGGCGCTTGACGCCCGTCTCCGCGAAAACTCTGGCGATCATCTCAACCTTCGCCTGGGCGGCACTCACGGTCGCGTTGACGGCGACGGCGGTGCTGGACTGCAACGCGTCAGCGTCGAGGCCCATGCTTGCCTTGCTCATGCCGGTGCGCATCTCGCGCACGTTGTCCATGTAGCTGAGAAGCGGGAACGCTGCGTCTGCGACACTCGGCGGCGTGATCGGCTGCACCATGCCCGGCGCGCGCATACGCACGATGCCGCCCGGACGGTTCGCGATCAGGTCGTCCATGTTGACCTGACCTTCGACGGCGCCAATGCGCGCGTTGTTCATCAGGTAGATGTTGTCGAGTAGCTGGCGCAAGATCGCGGTCTTGCTCGACTGAAGATCGGTCAGCAGTTCCGCGACACCGCGTCCGACCATTCGGTGCGGCATGAGGATCGGGCTGATGACCGAAAACGGAAACTGGTAGTAGCTCTCGTTCTCGACGATCTCGTAGCCTGGGCCGATCGCAACCACGCGCCGGATCTGGCTCTTGCCGGCGCTGTTGTAGTCGGTCTTGATGTACGCCTCGGTGACCATCACAGCCTGCTGGCTGACGTCACTCGTAGTGCGCTGGCTCTGGCTCTCAAGATCCTCGAAGCGCGCCTGCTTTTCGTTCAGCGTGTCGATCTCGGTGACGCCGGCGTGTTCCTCGACGATCTCGCGGTCGTAGCCCAGCTCGACCAACTCGCTGACCGTCATCTGTGTCCGATGAGCGACAAAGCGGCAATCGTCCAGGCTCTTCGCGCGCTGACTGAACAAGAACTCTTCGGGCGGTATGTTCTCAATTTTTACGCGACCGTCGGTCTCGGTCTTTTGAATTTTGACGTCGTAGGCCGTCGGCGGCGGCAGGATGCTGCCGTCCGGCAATTCCTGCGGCAAACCGACCTCGCGCGCCTCTTGCTCGATGACCTCGATGTCGTCGTCCAGCAGCAGAGCGGTCAGTTCGTCGTCGGTCAGGTCGGCGTAATCTTCTTCGACCGTTTCTTCTGTTTCGTGCCAGTAGACCTTGACAATTCCGGCCTTGAAAAGAAGCGCGTCCTTGAACCAATCGTGAAAAATCTGGAAGCCGTCGTTGTCGGAATTCAAGATGAAATTCACGTATTCAGTGGCCTGCGCAGCGGCCTTCACATCCTCTGGGCCGCGCGGTTCGAAGCGCACAAAGTCGTCGGTCTCGGCGAATATTTTGATCAGTTGCGGCATGATCATCTCGATCATGTCGCTGGTCTCGGTGCTGACGACCTGGCTGCGGCCCTCGACCTCGTTGCCGAGCGGCTCGCCCAGGTAGTAGGACTGCGCCTTGATACGATCGGCGGCGAACTCGGTGTCGTGGTAATTGACCGCCTGTTCGATCTCGCTACGTATCAGCGATTGAAATTCGATGTCGTCCATCAGACTATTACCCGCAGCGTTAAAATGTTATAATTCAGGCATGGATGCATATGACGAACTAGAGCTTCTCGCAGAGGCGGAGTTTGCCAAACATCGGGTGAAGTTCTTTTCAGAACTGCCCGACGCGGTGCAACGTGAAATGCTGGACACGCAAGAGACGGTGCTGAAAAAGCACGGCATAACGCGCGACGAATATTTGTCAGAGACGCCATTTATTTCCGCCGACTAGCGTTTAAAAAACTCATTACGCCATCAAGCCACTGTTGATCCATCGGCTGTAAAACCTGTTTCATTTGAAATGCCCTGTTATCTCCCGATGGAGCAACACCACTGGCGCGGCGGGCATTGTGGAAATCAGGAAACAGCAAACTTCTGGGCATCCCCTGATCCAAACCACCAATATATTTCCCGGCCAAATCTGTGTCATACGTCCCGTGCGGCATTTTTAAATCAGCAGTCGGCCGCATAACACCAGAGGGATTAAGCAGCGACAAAGATTGACCACCGTATTGCTCAACTCCGGCAGGGATATCTCGTAATTTTGGGTCTTGGATGACATGGCGCGCTTCAGTCACATTCGGAAAACCAAGGTTTCGCCACTCGGCCTTATCCATAAAATCAAAAAACGCAGCTCGCCGCGTTCCTGATTTATCCAGCCACTCATTTAATTTTGGAGAGTCGATGCCTGGAAAATCATCTCTTAATCTTGGCTCATACGCTTTCGCGCTGTTAAAACGCGCATTGAAACTTTTGATATCTTTTTTCCGCAGCGCCGCCGGGTCAAAATTCCGCATGGCAACCGCTCTGGTCATATTGGCAAAATCTGACCCAGTGCCAGACATCGCCATATAAGCACCCACTACCGGGCGACCATCTGCTTGCTTCACTTTGTTTGAGAGCGACTTGACTACACGCTCGTCAGATGCCCAAGCCCCAGTATCCTTCCCGCGCATATAACCCATCCCGCCATCAAGCAGGATTGGCACGTCTAACTTTTCGCCGCCGATACGCGTTACCTCGCCGACGTTTGAACGGTCGCCAACAAGGTTTAAAAGATACCCGTCTCGCGGCAAATCTTCTGGCGAAATAGTTTTTTCTGGCGAATATCGCGACGTGTTTCTTATTGTAGTGCCGGCAGCTATCTGCGCTGGCAAATCAGGATCAATTTTGTAGTTTGAGTAAGGCGCGTCATACAAAAGACGCCGGCCCTGAGTTTTTGCAATTTTAGAAAGGGCCGGGCCGGCAACGGGAACCGCACCCAGTGCGGTCGCGGCACTTAGAAGGCCACCCTCAAGATAATTTCCGCGCCCAAACGCATCTTTGGCATCGCCCGCACCCAACGCGCCACCGGCGAAAGGTATGTAATCAAGCAGAGATGTAACTTTTTTGGCTCGCCGAGAACCCTCACGCCCACCACCTAACAACCCGCCCAAGGCTATCTCGATGTTCTCACGGTAGCCGGGTTCACGGCTGTAAGCCTCTGCCATTAGGCTTTTTTCTTCACAACTTTTTTGCCGGATTTTTTAGCGGCGGCCTTGGCCTTCGCCATGCCCGCTTTCGTGTAGGCGTACTTTTTGTTTCCGACTTTGGGCATTAGGAAAACATCCTTCTCTGTTTAGTGCTGGCGGTTTTTTTCATTACCAAGCGTCGTCACCATCGCCGTCAGGATCACCGTCGTCATCGACGCCATCACCTATGCCGCCAACAGATGCGCTGTAATCCTCGTAAGCCGCAAAGTCTGGGTCCAGGCCCAGCGCACCCAACGCACCCGGCGCACCCGGCGCGCCGACGTCGCCGACGGTGCCGTGCATCGACGCGATGTCGGCCCGCTCTTGATCGGTAAAGTCAAAATTGTTGAAACCCAGACCGGTCGCTGCCGCATCCGTGAACGCCATGTCGGGCAACCCGAACGCGTTGCGAGAATAGTTAGCCGTCGAAACATTCCCGTAGGCATTTCCCGCCGCGCGGCCGATGCCCAACATGGTTGCTAATGGGGCCAGCGGCGTAAACTGGAGCAATGTCGTCGCGACCCTGCCGAACGGGCTGTTCAAACCAGCCAACGCGTTTGCCGGGCTGGTAGTGCCTGCAAAATTATCCGGGGCGATGCCCATGTCGTCGCCGATAATCTCGGCTTGGGGTAGTAACGATCGACTGATAGGCAAAAGCGGTTGGACTGCCGCACTCGGGTTGGCGATTGGCGCGGGTATCGCGCTGTAATTCGGTAAGTCGAGCGGGAGTAAGCCCCGGTCGGTGTAACTAAACGGGCTGGCGGTCGGCAACTGTGGCAGAGGCTGCACGTTTACCGGCTCGCCCATGTTGAGCAGGTTGTTGTAGTAGGCCACTAGACGACGTAACTCGTATCAACGGCGATGTTGCCAGACCACGCGTACTTGTTGCCGTGGATGCCAACGATCGCGTTGGATGCAAAGGTCAGGCAAAAGGCGTCGGCGATGTCCGGCGACGTTATTCCTCGTTTTCTCATTTCGTCCTTGCCTTCGATTTTTATTTTTCCGGTGCTGGTGAACGCAAACCTCGGCGCCGCCAGCTCCTGAACCAGGTGGGTGTCGTCGGGCAGCTTGCAGCCCTTCTCTTCAAACCAATCGCGCGCGCGCCCCCATAACTCGTCTCTGAGGCGCATGTACTTCTGGTTCAT